ATTTTATATTTTAGTGCAGCGTGGTGTGCCCCTTGTAGAACATTGGGTCCTATTATTCAGGAATCTACTACAGAAGGAGTAGTATATGAAAAAATCGATGTTGATGCAAATCAAGATCTATCTATAGAATATGGGGTTAGAAATATCCCAACTTTAGTTTTACTAGATGAAAATGGTGAAGTTAAAGGTAGAAAAGTAGGATTACAATCAAAACAAGACATAATAAATTTTTATAATGGGTAAATTTCAATCAAGTAAAGTATTTGACGGGTTTAGTACAGTGTTCCGTCAATGGAAAGCAACAGAAACACACTGTAGATTTGTACATGGTTATGGTATTTCATTTAAAATTTATTTTGAAGGTGAATTAGACCATAGAAATTGGGTTTGGGATTTTGGTGGAATGAAAAGAGCCAAAACTAAAATTGATGGTATGTCTCCAAAAGCTTGGATGGACTATATGTTTGACCATACTTTAGTTGTAGCAGAAGATGATCCATTCAAAAATGCTTTTTTAGAAATGGGTGAAGCAGGAGCAGCTCAAGTTAGAATTGTGGAAGCAACGGGTGCAGAGAAATTTGCTGAGTTTGTTTTTAATAAGGTTAATGAATTTGTTAAAACTGAAACTGAAAATAGAGTTAGAGTTACAAAAGTAAAATTTATGGAGCATGGAAAAAATGCTGCATATTACAGTGAATAAAAAACCACTTTAAAAAATTATGGAACACAAACAATTAAAACGAATTGAAGACTATGAAAAAAACCTTCCAATTGTAGAATTATATACTGCAGTACAAAGTGAAGGATCCAGAGCAGGTTATCCTACAATAGTTATTAGAACTACTGGTTGTACTCATAGATGTTATTTTGGAGAAGGAGGATGGTGTGATTCTTGGTATACAAGTATCCACCCAGAAAAAGGTCAATATAATTTTAATGACATTATCCAAAAGTATAAAGATCACCCCCATATTAAGGAAATGATGCTTACAGGAGGTTCTCCTACTATGCATCCTGCTTTAGTAAATGAGTTAACACACTTTGCACATGAAAATGATATATTCATTACTATTGAAACTGAAGGAAGCCATTTCCTTCCTACTGATTATCCTATCAATCTTCTTAGTATTTCTCCTAAATTTAGTAATAGCGTTCCCGTTATTGGTGTTGCTACTCCTCAAGGAGGAATTACTGACGAAAGGATGGTTAAAAAACATAATTCGAAAAGACTAAATTATGAAGCTATAAAACAATCAATAGCTTATCATTCGGATTTCCATATCAAACCAGTTTGGGATGGTAAAGATGAAGATGCATTAGCTGAAATTATGGATTGTATAGAAAAACTAGAAGTGTCTCCTGATAAAGTATGGTTTATGCCAGCTGGAGATTCGAGGGAAGCGTTATTTAAATCTTATCCTGTTTTATTTGATTGGGTAAGAGATAATGGTTATAGAATGACTTGGAGACCACATATTATTGCTTTTGAAGATAAAAGAGAAGTATAGTGGATAAGCAAGAAGCTCTTAGTATATTGGAGGAAATAGAAGAAAACGTAAATACTTGCTGTGCTATTACAATGGAGCCAGATGAAGTATTGGTATTAATAGATAAATTAAAAAGTTATATAAATGGAGAATAAACGTAGAAAACTACACGAGGACTTAGAGGTAGTACCAATTGGTTTTGCAAATGGAGTTGCACCTGGATTTCCTTTTACAGACAAAGAAAAAGAAAAAATGATAAATAGAGCAGAAAAAGCTTATGGTAAGTTTTTAGATGCCCTAGAATGTGATTGGAGAAATGATCCTAATTCCATGGAAACCCCTCGTCGAGTAGCTAAAGCTTATGTTAATGATTTATGGGCTGGTAGATACACAGCTATGTCTCCTATTACATCATTTCCATCAGATGGTTATGATGGTGTAATTATAGAACGTAATATACCATTAACTTCAATGTGTTCTCATCACCACCAAACAATTGGTGGAGTTGTACATATAGGTTATATTGCAGGAGAAGACGGTCAAGTAATTGGTCTTTCTAAATTAAATAGAATAGTAGAATTATTTGGTAGAAGAGGAGCTATTCAAGAACAATTAACCTCAGCTATCCATAATGCAGTAGATAAAATTACTGAAGGTAATAAAGGTGTAATTGTAACTATTGTAGGTACTCACAACTGTGTATCTTGTAGAGGTGTTAAACATCAAGGGGCAGCAATGGTTACAACTAAAGCATCAGGTAAATTTAGAGATGATAATAATTTAGCTCGTAAAGAATTTTTTGATAGTTTAAAAATTAATAACGGAGGACACAATATTTAAGTTATGTTAAGATTTGATGATACAAAAATATCAGTTAGTTGGTGGGATGTAACAGATCTTATTAAAGATTTAGCAGGAAAAATACCATTTGAAGTTCCATTAGCAGATTCAATTTATGGAATACCTAGAGGTGGATTAATCCCTGCTGTTATGTTATCACACCAAACAGGATTACCTTTAGTAGATACTATTGGAGCACATACTTTAGTAGTAGATGATATGACTGATAGTGGAGTTACTATGAATAAAATGCCTGGATTATACACAGCAACATTATTTCATAAACCTCATACCTCAATTTTCACCCCTAATGTATATTCTAAATTACATGAAGGGGATGAATGGTTAATTTTCCCATGGGAAAAACACGACTCAGAACCAATACAAGATTATTTAAATAAAGAAAAAAATGGGTAAACAATTAACAATTTTTGACGCATTAAACGATTACCAAGAGGCACCCCAAAGTGTACCTTTTGTAAATGAAGTAGAAATTTTTAATGCCACATTTGGCAAACCAAACAATTATGAACCAACAATACCAGAAAAAAAGGAATGGCAATTCGTATACGACTTTGTACTTGAAGAATTGGAAGAATATAGACAGGCTTGCGAAAACGGAGACATCGTGGAAATTTTGGATGCTCTGTGTGATATTGCTTATGTTTCCCTCGGGAACGGTGTTATGTTACACGGTCTTAAAGATAAGATATGGCCAGCCTATCAAGAGGTACAAGCCAGCAATATGTCTAAGTCTTGCAGCACTGAAGAAGAAGCCATGGAGACTGTCACCATCCGCTCTAAAGAACAAGCTGAGCCATGTCACTATGAGAAAGTGGCGGAGAGATTTGTAGTATATAGAACTCGAGATAGAAAAGTAATGAAATCAATTAATTATTTTAGACCAGATTTAAAACAGTTCTTTTAATGTATAAAAAATGTTATGCTACTAGATTAGGAAACAATAAATTTAAGATTCATTTATGGGACGAAGGTGGCTATGATGAAATCGAATGGTATAACTGTGCTTATCAAGAATGTTCTAAAGAGGAATCAACTCATACAGGTTTAAGTGGAGAACCTCTTCGTAAAATTTATAAATGGGATAAAAATACTCCTAATCTTCATTTTCATGATATAACTCCTTATCAAAAATTTTTAATTGAAAAATATGGTACTAATGATGATCCATCTACAGGCCATAAAGAATTATTTTTTGATATTGAGTGTGAAATTGGAGGAGCTTTAACTGAAGAATATATTGAAAGAGCCCCTATGCCTATTACTACAATAGCATACTGGGATAAATCAGAAGATCATTGGGTTATTTTAGTTCGTGATGATAAAGGTGAATTAAAGCGTACCAAAGCTAAAAATAAAGAAATTGTACCTTGTAGAACAGAACAAGAAATATTAGCTAAATTTTTAGAACGTTTTAGAGAAATTGATCCCGATATTTTAATTGGTTATAACAGTGATTTCTTTGATATACCTTATCTATATTATAGAATGTGTAATGTATTAGGTCAAGAATGGGCTGATCAATTATCTCCAATTGGTAAAGTAAATGCTAAAAAAAATAATCAATACTTTTTTAAACAAAACCAATTTGTAGATATTATTGGAGTTGAATCTTTAGATTATATGAGATTGCATAAAAAATATAGTTGGAAAGATGAACCAAGTTGGAAATTAGATGCTATTGGAGAAAAATATACTGGTATAGGTAAAGTTGATTATGAAGGTAATCTTGACCAATTATTTGAAACTGATCTACAAAAATATATCCAGTATAACTTTCGTGATGTTGAAATATTAAAATTATTGGATGAAAAACTACAATATATTGCTTTAACTAAAAACCTATCCCATAAGGGTAAACATAACTATAGTGAGGTTTATGCAAATAGTAAAACCCAAGATGGTGCAATCTCAGCTTATTTATTATCTCAAAATATAATTCCACCAGGTAAGGATCCTAATCCTAGAAGTAAAAAAGGATATGCTGGTGGTTACCTTTTTTGCCCTAAAGCTGGGTTGTACAAATATATGTTTGATGAAGATTTAACTTCACTATATCCTTCAATTATAATGTCTTTAAACATAGGAAGAGAAACATTTAAAGGACGTATTATAGATGCTGATGATCGTAATAATAGATTAGGTCTTAATGATTTAAAAGAGCGTGATCAAAATGAAGAATTATTAGTTGAAAATGCTAAAGGACGTCAAACTAGAGTTGATGTTGGTAGATTAATCTCTATGATTGAACAAAATAATTTAACATTATCTGCTAATGGTTCTATGTTTACTACTGATAGACAATCAACTTTATCTACAGTACTAGATAAATGGTTTGCTGAACGTAAATTTTATAAAGGTAAAATGAAAGAAGCATATACTGCTGGAGATAAAGAAAAAGGTGCCTATTATCATTTAATGCAATATACAATGAAGATTTTGCTTAATAGTTTATATGGTGCTACTGCTTTACCCTCATTTAGATATGGAATGAGTTTATCTATATTAAGTGAAGCAATTACTTTATCAGGCCACAGAATTATTCAAGAATCAGCTTTATGTGCTAATAGACATATGAATAAAGTTTTAAGAGGAGAATTAACATTATGAAATACGAAGTAGAAAGTAGACCTTGGGGCATGTACGAAGTATTATTAGATAGCCCTGAATGTAAAGTAAAAAGAATATCTGTTGCTCCAGGAGCCAGATTATCTTACCAATACCACACTAAAAGAAGAGAACAGTGGACAGTAATTAAAGGTGATTTAACTATAGTTTTAGATGATGAAAAAGTATTTAGAAATACTGGTGAATCTATTACTATACCTTTAGGGGCTAAACATCGAGCTTGGAATGAAACTGATGATTTAGTTCAATTTATTGAAGTTCAAACTGGAGATTATTTTGGTGAAGACGATATAATAAGAATCGAAGACGATTATAAAAGAGATTAATATGGCTTTAAGTAAACAATCAATTAGAAAAAATATGAATATAATTGTTGATGGAAGAGAAATCAGCAAAGAAGAACTAATTTTAATTAGTGAAGGGTGGAGTGAAAACCAAGAAATATTTTTTAGAAAAATGTTAAAACAAGGAGGTCATTTTAGATTAAAAGGTTTGAAATTTGAAGTTGATATTGATTATAATCCTAAAATGAGATCTGATGGGTTAACAGATGAAGGAGTAAGACAAATCCCTGGTGAAGATGGAAGATTTTAATATGGAAAGTTTAGTTTCTAATGAATATAGAGAATTATTAGAACAAAAACATATTAAAGATAAAGGATTTTGGGGAGGTCATATTGATAGCAAAATTAAATTTATCTATAATTATGCTTTAGAATATAATTGTAATTCAATTTTAGATTATGGGGCAGGAAGTTCACATTTTATTAATGATATAAATAGATTATATCCAAACCATTCTTTTACTATTAATGAATATGAACCAGGTAGAAAAGAATTAGCAAAAGATCCACCTACAAGCGATATGACAGTTTGTTTAGATGTATTAGAACATATTGAACCAGAAAAAATTGATAATGTATTAAAACACATATATAATAAAACAAATAAAATTATGTATTTTACTATTTGTACTGTTCTATCATATAGTACATTTCCAAATGGTCAAAATTTACATTTAATTATAGAAAATAAAGATTGGTGGATGAAAAAATTATCAAAATATTTTGATTTTAGAGAAGAACCTCATATATTAACCACAGAATCCCATGTTTGGGGACTAGCAATAAAAAAATAAATTATGAAAGTAGAAGTATCAAATGGTGAATTATTAGATAAAATTTCAATTTTGGAATTAAAATTACTTAAAATTGAAGATAAAGAAAAATTAGTTAACATTCAGAATGAATTTGATGAATTAAATCCTTTATGTGTAGTTTTATTTGAAACATTTGGGTCTGAATTACAAAATTTATATCTTAAATTATCTAATATTAATGGTCAACTTTGGGATATAGAAGATTGGATTAGAGATTGTGAACGTGAAAAAAGATTTGATGAAGAATTTATTCAATTAGCTAGATCAGTTTATGTTACTAATGATAGAAGAAGTGAAGTAAAAAAAGAAATTAATATATTAACTGGATCAGGTTTAGTTGAAGAAAAATCATATAAAGATTATAAGTGAAGCATTTAGAAGAAACACCTTGGTTTATTTGTGATAAAGATGATACGAATTATTGTGCCTATGTAGACACTGATTCTAATTATTTTAACGCGGAACCTTTATTATTACATTTATACCCTAACTTTGAATCATTCTCAGATGAAGAGAAAGATGAAAAATTAGAAGGTGTAGCTTTAGCATATCAAGATATTATTACTGAGCATTATAATAATTTAGCTACTGATTGTTTTAATGTTAAACAATTTGAATGGTTTGATAAACCACATTGGCTTGAAATGAAAACTGAATGTGTAATAAGATCAGCTTATTTTAGAGCAACTAGAAGATATGCTCAATGGATTACTAAACAAGAAGGTATTGCTAAAGAAACTTTAGATATTAAAGGTTTAGAGTTTATGAAAGCAAATTTCCCACCTATATTAGGAGATTTCTTTAATGATATTTTACAACAAGTTTTAAAAGGAGAACAACATAAAAGTATTATTGATCAAATTAAATCATTTAAAACCCAAATTTTAGATGGTACTATCCCTTTAGCTAAATTAGGTAATCCTACTGCTGTTAAAAAATTAGATAAGTATAGTGGTAGTAAAGCTAGAGCTGGGGAAATGTTTACTGAAATATTAAAGGGTGCTCCTGCACCTGTAAGGGCAGCTATTCGTTATAATGATTTACTTAGATTATGGCAATTAGATAGAAAATATAATCTAATTACAATGGCAGATAAAGTAAAATGGATTTATTTAAAAGATAACCCATATAAAATAGAAGCATTAGCGTTTTTTGACTATGAAATGCCAGATAAAATAGTTGATTTCTTAGATACCTATGCTGATAGACAGAAAGTATTTGATTCAATATTATTAAATAAATTAGAAGGATTTTTTAGTGACTTAGGATGGTCTCTTAATTTAAATCCTTATGTAAATGCCTTAAAATCCTTTGAAATCTAAAATAAACTTCGTATATTCCCGTTATGATAAGTAAAAATCAATTAAGCAGTGTTATATCAAAATATTACCTAAATGGCCTAAATAATCAGGTTAAATGGAGAATTAAAGATAATACACTTACAATTTATGCTGGTGAAGCAGGTAGAGTATGTAAAGTGGTAGCTAATAATTTCCCATTAGAAGATTCCGAATTGGGAGTATTTGATACTAATAAATTAAATAAATTACTTTCTATTACTAATGGTGATTTAATTATTACATTAGAAAAAATGAAAGCAATTTATACTAAAATGCATATTCAGGATTCTAATTATGATTTAACTTATTCATTAGCTGATACATTAATATTAGGTAAAAATACTTGGTATGATGATCCTGATGAATGGGATATAAATTTAAAATTAGAAAATGAAGATGTAGATGCTTTAATTAAAGCTAAAAATGCATTAGGAGAAGTAGATTCTATGTTAATTACTACAACTAATGATTTTGATGGAAATTCTATATGTGAATTCATATTTGGTGATAATACAGGATTTTCAAATAAAATTTCATACCAAGTAAATGGTGGTGAAATTAATGATAATACTTTAAGTGTTCCATTTAATTCTGATATTTTTAAAGACATATTAAACAATAATAAAGATATGGATAGTTGTTCTCTAAAATTATCAAATACTGGGATATTAAAGATAGATTTCGAATCTGAAGACATTAAAAGTGAATATTTTGTTGCAAGAAACGAATAAATTATATATGTATAATAAACAAACATTTGTAGCTAGGGCACATTGTTATGTTTTTGTTAAACCGCGAGCTTAGGCCGCATAAATTTTAAATGATATGAGTACATTATTTTTAGAACGGAATCCGTTCGACATTTTAGTTAGGAATTTTTTCCAAGATGCTAGTTCATACAGACCACTAGCAGAATCCAAATTACCCCACCCAGTAGATATTTACGAAAGAGACAATGGTTTAGGCATTGATATTGCCTGCACAGGAATCTCCAAAGAAGATATTGAAATTCTTATTGAGGGTAATATAATCAGAGTAAATTACGAAAGACCAAAAGCTGAATTAGACGACGTCTATATCCATAAGGGTATTGCGAAACGCTCATTCAACCTAGGTTGGAAGATTGATAGTAAGTTCGATTTAAGCACTGCAACAGCTGAGTTTAAAGATGGGTTACTAAGAATTATTATACCTTATACCAAAGGTTCAGAGCCAAAAACTCTAAAAATTAAGTAATAAGTTTTATTAAAAATATGTGTCCTAGCACATTGTTTTTCGTATATTGATGTTACACTAAAATTAAAGTTATATGGCTAGAAAAGCAAAATCAATCACAACAATTTCTGATCCTTCAATGGAGCCTTATTTCATTACTAAAGATGACGTATGTTATACAGTAATGGAAAGAATCACTCCAAATGCTGATCATTTTAGATCTAAGGGTAAAGGAAAAGAATATACAAAACCACAGGGTTATTATCCTGAATTCAAACAAGCACTTAGAAAAATTACTCAATGTAAATTACATACAAGAATAGATTATGATAATCTTAATGAATTTTTAAGTGAATTTAAAACAATAGAGTCTAATATTAAAAATTATACAGATGGCCTTAGAAGCACTATTTGATGCGGTTATAGTTAAACCAATTGAAAATTCGGAAACAACTTACGGTAATATCATTGTACCTGATTTAGGTAATGAAAAAAATGAAATGGGTGAAGTTATTGCTGTTGGACCTGGGAAACCTACTATTACAGGTGAATTTATAAGTACTATTCTTCAAGTAGGAGATAAAGTAGTATTACCTACTATGGGATTTACTAAATTACCTTATAATGGAGATGAATATTATGTAGGTCCTGAAAACCAAATACTAGCTAAAGTTACAGCTACAGTAACTGTAGAAGATGCTTTAGCTGAAACCCAAGTAAGTGAAGAAGAAAAAGAAATGTTAACAGATATTTAATATGAGTAAACAAGTTATTTTAGGTTCTGAAGCAAGAACCAATTTAGTAAAAGGAATTGATACATTAGCGGATGCAGTAGTATCAACTTTAGGTCCTAATGGTAGAAATGTAGTAATAGCTAATGAAATGGGAGCTCCTCAATCAACTAAAGATGGAGTTACAGTGGCTAAATCAATTACATTATCTGACCCAAATCAAGAATTAGGAGTTCAATTAGTAAAACAAGCTGCAATCAAAACAGCTGAAAAAGCAGGAGATGGTACAACAACTTCTACTTTATTAGCTAGAGAAATGATTAAAGCAGGATTAACAGCTTTAAATAATAATGAAAATGCAGTTCAAATAAAAAGAGATATTGATACTACAGTTCAACAAGTAGTAGATAATCTTAAAACTCAGATAGCAGAAGATATTTCAGGTGAAGAGCAATTAGAACAAATTGCAACTATTTCAGCTAATAATGATCCTGAAACTGGTAAACTCATTGCTACTGCTATTGAGAAAGTTGGAATGGAAGGGGTTGTCCATATTGAAGAGTCAAAGACTGGAGAAACTTATCTAGAAACTGTTGAAGGGTTGCAGTTTGATAGAGGTTACAAGTCGCCTTATTTTGTTACAAATAATACTACAATGACCTCAGTATTGGATAATCCCTTGATTCTGATTGCAGACCAAAAAATAACACAGGTAAAAGATTTATTACCTATTTTAGAAGGTGTTTCATCACAAGCACGTTCACTTTTAATTATTGCTGAAGATATTGATAATGAAGCTTTAGCTACTCTTATTGTTAATAAAATGAGAGGTACAATGAAAGTGTGTGCTGTTAAAGCACCTGATTTTGGAGATAGAAGAAAATTAGTTTTAGAAGATATTGCTATTACAACTGGTGGTACAGTATTTGATAAACAAAAAGGAATGAAGCTAGACAAGTTCAGTTGGGATTGGTTTGGTGAAGCAAGAACAGTAACTGTAGGAAAAGAACAAACAACAATAGTAGATGGAAAAGGAGGAGTTGAATCAATTGAAACACGTATTGAAGAATTACAACAACAAATCGATAAAGCAACAACACCGTTCGAAACGGAAAAACTCCAAGAAAGATTGGCAAAATTTGTCGGAGGAGTAGCTATCATTCATGTAGGTGGAAACACTGAAACTGAAATGAAGGAAAAGAAAGATAGAGTAGATGATGCATTACATGCAACTAAAGCTGCTATTGAAGAAGGAATAGTACCAGGAGGTGGAACTGCATTATTATATGCTTCATCAGGTTTAGAAGCTAAATCAACAGGAGCTCAAATTGTAATAGCTGCTTGTGCTAAACCTTTTAGCCAAATTTTAGTAAATGCTGGTTGGGATGAAGTTGATGGTAGAATTATGGCTGATAATTTAGTTAATTCTGGTGATGATGCTTGGACTGGATTTAATATTAAAACTGCTAAAAAAGTTAATATGAAAGAAGCAGGTATTATTGATCCAACTAAAGTAGCAAGAACAGCATTACAAAATGCAGCATCAGTAGCTGGTACAGTATTGCTTACAGAATGTACTGTAGTAGATGAACCTAAAGAAGAATCAAACCAACCTCAAATGGATCCATCAATGATGGGGATGATGTAAAATAATTTCGTATATTATGGCAGATAAAATTAAAACAGAATTATTAGAAGAAAATGTGCTAATTGCTAATCGTGTTCCACCAGGAGATAGATGGCAATTAGCAGATGAACCTAATGGTAAAATTCATACTAGTTTGACTGATACATTAGAAGCGTATATGAGAAAAACAGGGTTTGCTGGTCATTATAGATTAGAACCTTTAAGTAGTAAATTATATGCTATATCAGCTGAAGAAGTTGAAATTAAACCTGAACCAATTAAAACATATTCCATATATGGTGAATACTCAGACCCAGACCAATAGTTTATTAGTAGAAAAATATAGACCTAATAAATTAGAAAATTATGTAGGTAATGAGAATATTAAGAAGTCTATATCTAAATATTTAGAACAGAATGATATTCAAAACCTAATATTTTATGGACCTGCTGGAACCGGAAAAACAACTCTTGCTAAACTCATTGTACAAAATCTTGATTGTGACAGCATTTATATTAATGCTTCGGATGAAAGAGGTATTGAAACAATTAGAGATAAAGTACAAAGCTTTGCTAGTGTGGCTTCGTTTAAGCCACTTAAGATTGTTATTCTGGATGAGTCTGATTTTCTTACTATTCAAGCGCAAGCTTCGCTCCGTAATATCATTGAAACGTTTTCGCGAACTACTAGGTTTATCTTAACTTGTAATTATGTAGAACGTATTATTGATCCTTTACAATCTAGGTGCCAAGTACTTAAAATTGTACCTCCAACTAAAAAAGATGTTGCTAAACATCTAGCTTGGATTATGGATCAAGAAGGTATAGGATTCGAAATGAATGAATTAGGAGCTATTGTAACACAATATTATCCTGATTTAAGAAAATGTATTAATACTATTCAACTATCTACTCAAGATAGTATGTTGAACTTAGATAAATCAGTACTAGTATCATCTAATTATATAGATAAAGTTATTGCCGAACTAAAAGATAAAGCTGATTTTAAAGCTATTCGACAAATTGTAGCTGATGCTAATGTAGATGACTTTGATGAACTATTTAAATCATTATATGAAAGAGTATCTGAATACCTTCCAGGTAAAGAAGGTACAGTTGCCATTCTAATAAATGATCATCAATATAAAGCAAATTTTCGTATTGATAAAGAAATCAATGCAATGAGTTTAATTTCAAATTTAATAAATAATAAATAACTATGGAACAACAAGTTCAACAACCTCAGATTGATCTGAAAAACACTAATGAAGTAAAAAATAGTGAAGGAGGATCTATTTTTCAACAAGGAATACTTTTAAGAAAAGTTTCTAGATTTGTAACTGGTACTGATAGTGATGCATTACTACCAATACCTGTATTTTATGACCCAACAACTAATAAAATTTTAAGCGATTCAGTCCCTAAAGAATTAAGAGAAGAATTAGCAGATGAGTTGCTCTAATATATTTGATTGGCTTAAACATATAAATCAATATAAAACACCCTCATCAGAATTTACAGATAAAGATTGGGATGTTTTTAATAGTTATATGATTCATAGGTTTATATCTATGGATAAAAGTTTAATTGAGGTAGTAAATTATGTTCAAGAATTTCCACCCCAAGAAAAAGTAATGATTTATAACATTTATAAGGAATTTATTCCTAAAAATAATAAATGGAATAAATACATTAAATCAAAAACTAAACAGCCAAACAAAGATTTAGTAGAACATATTAAAAATTATTTTGAATGTTCTTCTAAAGAAGCTAGAGAATATATTAATATTTTGGGGAACCAAGAAGTTAGTCGTATATTAAATCAAATAGGACTAGAAAAAAAAGAAATAAAACCATTATTAAAATGACACTAGAATTATACAATATGTTAAAATCATCTGCACAAGCAGATAAAGACAAAGCTTTATTATCATTAGAATTATTAGGCAACAAAGCCGTAGGAATTGGAGATCACTCAACTGAAGATTTTTATAAAAATGCTGAGGAAGCACTTGTAATGTTAGTTGATGCTGATGATAAATTATCTACATTAGAAAAATATTTTAAACCTAAAGGACAAGTTAATGGGTGATACAATATCCAAGTGGCACGAACTACAAGAAGAAAATATGAGCGATAGAGAAATTATGAACGCTAAAAGAGGTATAGACCAGTTTGAAGATTTTAAGGCCTACAGTGATGTAGTAGCCCATTTTGAAGCTGAATACCCAGAATTATCTAAAGAATTTAAAAATATTCAAAAAGAAATGTATGAAATGTTTGCTCGTAAACATTTAGACTATGGATTAAATAATATTGCTTTAGGAGGTGATTTAACCAATTCAGAAGACAAAACATTTTCACTTACTGGGCTGTGTATTAGGTTAACTGATAAGATTAGTAGATTAAAAAATCTTCTTATTAATGGCAAAAACTTTGTTAAAGGAGAAGGAATGGAAGACACGTTTATTGATATAGCTAATTATGGTATAATTGGTTTATTAGTAGGACGTGATAAATGGAAAAAATAAGTTTTGGCTAGAAAAATACCTAGAATAGTTAGGGAGATTAAAGGTAATCCTCCCCAAGAGATAAACTTTGCTTATCAGAAGAATGTCTCTTATTCGCAAATGTCTATATTTCGCGGTTGTCCACATCGTTGGAAACTTCAATATAAAGACAAAATAAAGGTATTTACATCGTCTATTCATACTGTATTTGGAACTGCTATACATGAAGTATTACAACATTATTTAGATGTAATGTTTGAAACTAGTGCTGCTAATGCAGATAGAATTAATTTAGAAGAATTATTTCAAGAAAAATTTATAGGTGAATATCAAAACCAATATAAGAAAAATAACAATCAACATTTTTCATCTGCTGAAGAAATGAGAGAATTCTTTGAAGATGGAGTTAGTATTTTAAATTGGTTCAAAAAGAAACGAGCTAGATATTTTACAAGAAGAGGATGGCATTTAGTTGGATGTGAAATTCCAATTGTTATTTCACCAAATAAAATGTATACCAACATAAAATATACAGGGTTTCTTGATGTTGTATTATATAATGAAAACACACAGACATTTAAGATAATAGACATTAAGACAAGTACTAAAGGTTGGAATGCTAGAGATAAGAAAAATGAAGATAAACAATATCAGTTACTTTTATATAAACAATTTTTTAGTGAGCAATATGGTATTCCTATTAGTAATGTAGATATTGAATTTTTTATTGTTAAAAGAAAAGTTTTAGATTGGAATGATGAGAATATTATGTCACCTCATCAAGCATATAGAGTACAAACATTTACTCCACCTAGTGGTAAAATTAAATTAGGACGAGCTAAAAAAGCTATAAATAATTTTATTAATGAATGTTTTAATTCAAATGGAGAAATTAAGGATATTGAATATCCAAAATCTGTTTCAAAATGGAATTGTATGTTTTGTCCATTTAAAGAAGATAAAGAAACGTGTGGAGAAGGGATAATTTTTTAGTATCTCCATATATTTATAGATAAATAATGTTATTAAAATAAAGATTATGAGTGCAAAAAAAGAGATGACACTTACAAGTGTTAAAATTAAAAGCGACTTATTTGAGAATTTTAAGATTGAATGTGTAAAACGAAAATTTTCATTCCAAAAACTTGCCGATCGAGCAGTTTATTTGTATCTTACGGACGAAGATTTTCGTAAAGCTATTACGAATCAAACAAATCTTGAATTATAAATCGCGAAATTAAATGAATAAAAGTTTTAAACACCTACCTAAAGATCAAAGAAAAAAAATATTATTGGTCTGTGACGACATTAGAGTACACTCAGGTGTAGCTACTGTAGCAAAAGAAATTGTTCTAAAAACTTCCCACCATTTCAATTGGGTAAATATAGGAGGAGCAATTAAACATCCTGATTTAGGAAAAAAGTTTGATTTAAGTGGTGATACCAATAATGCTGTTGGCATTGATGATAGTTCAGTTATGCTCTATCCTGTTAATGGTTATGGTAACCCAGATATACTTAGACAAATTATTGCTTTAGAAAATCCTGATGCCTTAATGTTAATTACGGACCCAAGATATTTTACTTGGATTTTTAATATGGAAGCTGAATTAAGAAAGAAACTTCCAATTACTTACTTAAATATCTGGGATGATTATCCTGCTCCAATGTATAATAAAGCATACTATGAAGCATGTGATTTATTAATGGGGATTTCAAAACAAACAGTTAATATTAATAGAATTGTTTTAGGAGATAAAGCCAAAGATAGAATTCTTAGATATGTTCCTCATGGTTTGGATCCAGATGTTTATAAACCTATTTCTGATGATGATATAGAGTTAAATAAATTTAAAAAGAATTTCTTTAATAACGATATACCAGAATTTGTAGCTTTCTTTAATTCTAGAAATATTAGAAGAAAACAAATTCCAGATACAATGATGGCATTCAGAGTATTTTTAGATGGGTTAGATAAAGAAAAAGCAGATAAATGTAAATTAGTCCTACATACTGAAGCAGTTACAGATGCAGGTACAGATTTATATAAAGTAGCTGAATATATATTTGGTGAAAATTATCCTAATGCTATTCATTTTTCACATAAAAAATTATCTCAACAAGAATTAAATTGGTTATATAATATAGCTGATGTTCAAATTCTTATTACTTCAAATGAAGGTTGGGGGTTAACTATCACAGAAGCAATATTAGCTGGAACACCTATTATATCTAATGTAACAGGTGGAATGCAAGATCAAATGAGATTCATTGACGAGAACGGAGAGTGGTTCACACCAAGTTCAGAAGTACCTTCTAATCATAGAGGTACTTATAAGGAACATGGTGAATGGGCATTTCCAGTTTACCCGACTTCAAGATCAATACAAGGTTCTCCCCCAACTCCTTATATCTATGATGATAGATGTGCTTGGGAAGATGTAACTGAAAGATTATTTGAAGTTTATAACTTAGGTAGAGAAACAAGGAAAAAAGCAGGTCTTAAAGGTAGAGAATGGGCTATATCTGATGAAGCTGGATTTACAGCTCAACATCAAGGAAATAGAGTAATAGAAGCTTTTAATACCTTATTTGATACTTGGAAACCAAGAGAAAAATATGAAATTGTTAATGCTACAGAGCATAACGGAAACTTTTTATCACATAAAATTATATATTAATGAGTAAACCAGTTTTTTTAATTAGTTGTCCATTTGACACTTATTCAGGTTATGGCGCTAGAGCTAGAGATATAGTTAAAGCTTTAATTGAATTAGATCAATATCAAATTAGATTATTACCTCAAAAATGGGGAAGTACCTCTTGGGGTTTCTGTAAAGATCACCCTGAATGGGAATTTTTACTACAATACGCAGTTAAACCTCCATTTAAAGCTAAACCTGATATTTGGATGCAAATAACTATTCCAAATGAATTCCAACCTCAAGGTAAATATAATATTGGATGTACAGCGGGGATTGAAGCAACAGCATGTAAACCAGAATGGATTGAGGGGTTAAATAGAATGGATATTAATTTTGTATCTTCTACTTTTGCTAAAGGAATGTTTGAAAGTGTTAATTATGAGGTTAAGGATAAAAGAACTCAACAATTGCAAAAACATTTAAAGGTAGCAAAACCAATTGAAGTAGTATTAGAGGGAGCTAATTTAGAAATTTATAAACCAATCCCAACAAAAGAAATTACTACTTTTAAATTAGATGAAGTTAAGGAATCATTTTGTTATTTAAATGTAGGGCATTGGATGCAAGGTGATTTTGGTCATGATAGAAAAAATTTAGGTGTTTTAGTAAAATCATTTTATGAAACATTTAAAGGTCCAAATAAAGCAAAACCTGCTTTAGTATTAAAAGCATCTCAAGGAGTAGCTTCATATATGAGTAGAGAAGCTATTTTAGATAAAATCAATGGTATTAAGAAAACAGTTAATTCAAAATCATTACCTAGCATCTATTTAATTACAGGTGAATTTACTGATTCTGAAATGAATGAATTATATAATCACCCTAAGATTAAAGCTATGATTAGCTTAACTAAAGGTGAGGGTTATGGTAGACCATTATTAGAATTTAGTTTAACAGGTAAACCTGTTATAGCTTCTGGTTGGTCAGGCCATTTAGATTTTTTAAAACCAAATATGAGTACTTTATTAAATGGTACTTTAGAAAATGTTCATCCTAGTGCTGCTAATAATTGGTTAATTCCAGAAGCACAATGGTTTAAAGTAGATGAACCTAGTATAGGTAGACATTTAAAAGATTGTTATAAAAAATATAAACAATACAGTTTAAGATCTAAACAACAGAAAAATTATAGTAAATCTCAATTTAGTTTTGAACAAATGAAATTAAGGTTAAAAAGTATCCTTGATGGTTATGTACCTGAGTTTCCTAAACAAATTGATTTAAAACTACCTGGAATGGATTTACCTAAATTACAAAAAGTAGAATAATGAATTTTGATGAACTAAAAGAATGTTCTAGATGTGGTTCTGATGCTTGTTATAGCCAAGAAGTCACTGATAAGATAAAAATAGAATTATGTTATGGTTGTGGGTTCCAATCTAACAGTCTTATGACCAAGGGTTCCGATTTTTTTAATGAACAATGGGAATTACTCCCAGAGTTGTATAAAGTGTTAATGGATGAAGAAGAAGACACAGGAAAGATTTGGATGCCTACGACCATTAACATAAAAGATAAAGGAATGGTATTTGCTGATGGTAAATCTAGAAGCAATTGGAAATGGGCAGGTGTAAAAGCAGTTCCTGTAAATGAAGAGGAAAAAGATAAGTTTAAGAATGAGAAATTTAGAGCAGATATGACTACACTAAAACATTTTGAAGAACGTGATTTTATGGATGCTCTTTCTTATATTGAGGTTATACCATGAAAGGATTAGGTGATTTAGTAGCAAAAGTAATTTCAATTGTTACTTTAGGTCAAGGGAAAAAAATAGCTACTTATGTAGCCAAATTAAGAGGTAAAGATGATTGTGGTTGTGATAAAAGACAAGATTACCTAAATGAAAAATTTAGATTTAAAATAGAGGAAATGAAAACAATTAATTTAAATTGGGAAGGAGCTTGGAGATTAATTAGAGAACAAGTACCTTGTGCTTGTCAATTTGATTATGGGTATATTGAAGTAAAGGATAAAAATAATAAATTTATTGCTGAAGTTAGATTCACTGAACAACCTAGATTAAATGGTAATTTAAAAAATATAGATGTTTCAATAAATCCTTTATTAGATCCTCATTATTTTGAAATTAAATATCATAAAAAAGAAGGTGGGTATACTAACCCAGTTAAAATACCATTAGTATGAAAATAAGTTATGCAATTACGGTTTGTAATGAAAAGTTAGAAGTTAAACGTTTAGTTGACTTCTTACTAGCTAACAAACGCCAACAAGATGAAATTGTTGTGCTTTATGACCAAAAAAATGGTGATGAAGAAGTAATTGATATGCTTACTAAATTAAATAAATTACCTAATTTTCAAGTATGGAGAGGATTTTTTGAAAATCATTTTGCTGATTGGAAAAATAAATTAACTGAATATTGTAGTGGTGACTATATTTTTCAGATTGATGCTGATGAAATGGTTTCAGAAGTTTTACTTGGTTATTTACCTTCCATATTAGAAAGCAACCCTGATAATGAAGTTTATTTAGTACCTAGAGTAAATACAGTATCAGGTTTAACTCAAGAACATATTGATAAATGGAGATGGAATGTAGATGATGAAGATAGAATAAATTGGCCTGACTATCAATGGCGTATTTGGAAAAACAAACCAGAAATTAAATGGGTAAATAAAGTACATGAAAAACTAGAGGGATTTAAAACTTATGCCCCTCTTCCAGCTCATACTGAATTAGCTTTACAACACCCAAAAACAATAGAAAGACAAGTTAAACAAAACAATTATTATAGCACATTATGAAAAAAGTATGGTACGCGCCTTATAAGCATGAAGCATATGGGCAAGAAGAAATCGATGCAGTAGTTGAATCTTTAAAATCAGGATGGTTAGGAGGACAAGGTCCTAAATCAGTTGAATTTGAAGAAAAAATTGCAAAAACATTTGGTAAAAAACATGGTGTATTTGTTAATTCGGGTTCATCAGCATGTTTGTTAGCTATTGCTGCTTTAGATTTGCCTAAAGGAACTAAAATTATTACTCCTGCTTGTACATTTGCTACTACATTAGCTCCTATTATTCAATTAGGATATGTGCCTGTATTTGTAGATGTAGATTTAACTACATATTGTGCAAATATAGACCAAGTTATAGCTAAAGTAACAGATGATACATCAGCAATTATGTTACCAAATTTAATTGGTAATAAACCAGATTGGCCTAAACTTAAAAAAGCATTAATTGATATGGGTAGAGAAGATATTTTCTTAATTGAAGATTCAGCTGATACCTTAACTCAAACACCTGAAACTGATGTTGCTACTACTAGTTTTTATGCTTCACATGTTATTACAGCTGGTGGAGTAGGTGGAATGGTAATGTATAATGATAAAAAACATGTTACTAAATGTTTACAATATAGAGACTGGGGTAGATTAGGTGATGATTCTGAAATTATGGATGATAGATTTAATCATATAGTAGATGGGATTCCTTATGACCATAAATTTTTATACTCAGTATTAGGTTACCATATGAAAGCTAGTGAAATGAATGCTGCATTTGGTATTGTACAATTAGAAAGATTTGGTGTTAATAGTAAAATTAGAAGAGATAATATTGAACGTTATCTTGAAAACTTACAAGGTGTAGGTGATTTAGTTTTACCTGATGATAGTATTAAACCTAATTGGTTAGCTATGCCTTTACAAACAGAAAAAAGATTTGAATTACTTCATTTCTTAGAAGATAATAATATACAAACTAGAGTTACATTTGCTGGGAATGTTACTAGACACCCAGTTTATAGAGAGTATTTAGATGATTTTGAAAACTCAGATACTATCATGAAAAATGGTTTCTTACTAGGAGCGCACCATGGAATGACAGTTGAAGATGTAGACTATGTTTGTGATAAAATAAAAGAATTTTTTAATCAATAATATGGAATTTATAAATTACGATACCGAGAAATACAATTTTAGAAAAATAATTGAAGATATTTTAGAAACAGATAATCTAGAAAAAATTCATTTAAAACAAAGTTACGAATTATTTGTTAAAGGTACTGATCAATCAACAGTATGGCATAGAAGATACTATGATAACTTAGATAAATTTTTACCTTTATATAATGAATTTATTAATGAAGTTGTAAAACCAACATTTGGTGAGGATGTAGTGTACCAAAAAATACCTACATTTAGAACTCAATTAGTAAATAATTTAGGTGTATTCGAATTTCATAGGGATAGAGATTATTCCCATAATGAAGAAGAAAGAAACTTTTTCTTACCATTTACGGATGCTTATTCAACAAATACAATTTGGGTTGAATCTGAAGAAGATAAAGCAGATTATTCACCTATGAATACCCTTTATGGTCAAGTAGTAAAATGGAATGGTAATAGCTTAATGCATGGAAATAAACAAAATAATACTCTTAATACTAGAGTAAGTGTTGATTTCAGATGTATTCCTTTATCAAAATATAGTGAAGAAGAAGGTGCAGCCGCTATATATTCAAAAATGAAGTTTAAAGTTGGAGATTATTACGAAGTAACAAAATGAAAGTATTAGTACTTGGAGATGGGCTATTAGGAAAAGAAATTGTAAATCAAACTAAGTGGGATATAGCTTCAAGAAAATTAGGTAACTTACCTGATCTAGATGATTATGGTGGGTTAGCTAATTTAATCTACAAGTACGATATAGTAGTAAATTGTATTGCTCATACAGATACTTATTCAACTGAAAAAAAACCTCACTATGATATAAATTTCAAATTTGTAGCATTATTAAGTGATGTTTGTGAAGATGAAGATGTTAAATTAGTTCATATATCTACTGAGTTTGTTTATGCTAATAATAAAGGATTACCTACTGAAGAAGATATTCCCATCCCAGGGAATACTTGGTATGGGCTTACAAAATTATTAGCAGATGAATATATTCAGTTATGTAATAATAATCATCTAATTTGTAGAGAATTACATAAACCAAATCCATTCCCATATTCAGAAGTATGGGATGTTTATACTTCAGGAGATACAGTAAATAAGATAGCAACATTAATTAT